GTTCTGCTCTGAATTGTTAGGATATGACTATTCCAGTGTAGGATACAAAAAAGATACAGGTATTTCTATAAATAATTTAGGGATCCTATGTATAACTCTCCCAGAAGAGGTGGAACTTACACTGGATGCATATAAACAGTATTTGGCAGATAATCCATTGCACGTTCTGTATAAGGACGATTCCGAAGAATTCGTCCCCCTACCACAATCCGAACAAAACGCTATCCGAGCATTAAAAGCCTACTACCCTACCACAGTCATCACGGTTGACGGAGGGGAGCTTGACCCCGATATTAAAGTAACATACCGAAAGGAGATTTAAACATGAACTATGCAAAAATAATGGAAAACGGAACTGTGAGAATCAGCTCCATCAAAAAGGAGGGCTACAAACCACTCAAGGAAGAGAAACCAGAGGGATTCAGCAATCTTGTCTTTGTTGGATACACAGAGACAGAAGAAAACGTAATCAAAGAATATGAAGCAGTGGATGACGGAATGAGCGCCTATGGGAAATTGCAGAATGACCTGAAAGCAACACAGGCAGCACAGGAAGTCACAGACCAAGCGGTGCAGGAGTTAATTCTTGCAACAATGAAAATGGGGGTGTAAGTTATGGCACAGTTTTTGGCAAACAGAATCAAAGGTGGACACTTGACAATTGATGATGTACCGGAGAGCTTAAAAGAACAGGTACAGGCGTTACTTTAGGAGGAGATATGTTCAAATGGTTGAAGCAGAGATTCTGCGAACACAAGTATTGCAAGCACTACAACAAGGCTACAAAGGGATATGTTAGACGTTGTACAAAGTGCGGAAAAATTGAATAGGTAAGACATTGGCACATAGAGATATGTGTTATTTTTATGCCTTTTTCCGGTAGGCGGTAAAGAACCGGAAAAATATTTTAAAGCAACGGTCTGGACAGTGGATGGACTGGGGCAGAAAGGAAAAGATATGAAATTTAGAGAATTTATGGCATTACAGTTATTTGCCGAAGACGAAGGAACTGGGGCAGAAAGCAATGGATCCGGCGCAAACGGTGAAGGAACGCAAGGCAATGAGGAAAGTAATGGAGCTTCCGGCAACACGTTTGAGGACTTTTTAAAGGATGGGAAGAACCAAGCAGAATTTGACAGACGAGTCAATAAAGCAATCGAAACGGCGCTTGGAAATGCAAAAGTGAAATGGCAGGAAGATGCTGATCAGAAAGCAGAAGAAGCAGCCAAAGTTGCGAAGATGAATGCAGAGCAGAAACAGCAGTATGAGATGGATAAGCTGAAAAAAGAAAATGAGAGATTGCAGGCAGAATCTGTAAGGAATCAGCTTTCCAGAAATGCGGCAGGAGTGCTTGTGGAGAAAGGTATCGAAGCAACGCAGGATGTTCTTGATTTTGTTGTTGGAGTTGATGAAGCAGATACCAATGCAAGAATTGACACTCTGATGAAAATCGTGGAATCCCAGCTTAAGAAAGCCGAGATCACCAGAGCAACCGGATCTACACCAAAAACCATGACGAACTCAGGAAGTCCAATGTCTGAATTCGAAAAGAGACTTGCAAAGTATAAATAAAGGAGAATGTGAAGATGAAGAATAAAGAATTTATGATGTTACAGTTATTTGCGGCAGGAGACAACAACGATATGCCGGTAAGAAGCTACCAGCTTGAGTTTAAAAGTCTTTTGAAGGTAGTATTTAAAAAGATGTCCTATTTCGCGGATTTTTTCGGCGGCGAACTTGAGGTACTGGATGGAGTCAGAGAAAACGAAACAGCCTTTTATGTAAAAACATCAGACATTCCGGTTGTGGTTGGAACTGGGTACGATAAAACAGCTACGAAAGCGTTTGGAACGGGAACAGGGAACTCTAGCCGTTTCGGGGAGAGAAAAGAGATTATCTACGCGAACACGCCGGTTAATTACTCTTGGGGATGGAATTACCACGAGGGGATTGACCGACACACCGTGAATAATGATTTTGACGTTGCGGTAGCAGATCGCTTGGAACTGCAGGCGAGGGCTAAGACAAAGCAGTTTAACAAACAGCACGGAAATTTTATTTCCCATTCTGCCGGAAAGTCTTTGAAAGCCACAGATTATACGGCAGACAATGTATTAAAGCTGTTTAATGAGCTGTCTAAGTATTTTAATAACATCGAAGCAGTTGGAACGAAAAAAATTAAGGTTTGTTCCGATCTGTACAATGCCGTCGTGGATCATCCTTTGAATACGGCTGCTAAAAACTCCACTGTAAACATTGATGGCAATGAGGTTGTGAAGTTCAAGGGATTCCTTGTAGAGGAGATTCCGGATGAATTATTCCAATCTAAAGAATGCGCCTATGCATATATTGCCGGAGTTGCAAAAGCATTTACTGGAATTAACACAGCGAGAACGATTGAATCGGAAGACTTTGACGGAGTAGCTCTGCAGGGAGCTGGTAAGGCTGGAGAATTTATTCCGAATGACAACAAGAAAGCTGTAGTTAAAGTGTCGGTGGGGTAGTACCCACTGACGATACCGCCTTGATTGGCAGTGGGAAGATCGGAAAGGCAAAAGTAGGAAAAGCGAAATAATATAACGGAGGTAGTAGATATGGCATATACACCAACAACATGGAGCGATGGAGACGTTATTACAGCAGAGAAACTGAATAAGTTAGAGCAGGGCGTGAAGAATGAGCAGGTTGGACCAGCAGGACCAGTAGGACCAGCAGGAGCAAAAGGCGAAAAAGGCGATCAAGGAGTAGCAGGACCGAAAGGAGACAAGGGAGATCCGGGCGCACAGGGACCAGCGGGACCAAGTTACACTCTTCCAGCGGCGGACAAAACAACGCTTGGCGGCGTGAAACAGATGGCTTTGATTGCAGATTTGTCGACAGAAACAGCGACTGATCTGAAAAACAAAATCAATGCGATTCTTGCGGAGATGAAAAAACAGGGGATTATGGCGAATTCGTAAGGAGTTGAAATTGAATGTTGGATGATTTAAAAATTCTTCTGGGAATTGACGTTTCCGATAGGGATTCCGATGAAAAGCTTTTACTGATTCTGGAATCTGTGCGAAATCGTTTGAAACTGCTTCTTGGTGGCATGGAAGTGCCATCGAGTATGCAGCATATCGTTACGGATGTGGCAGTGATCCGGTTTAACCGCATTGGCTCTGAGGGCATGTCCGCACATAGCGTGGCTGGAGAAAGTACTACGTACAATGAAAATGATTTTTCCGCCTATATGGACGAGATACAAGCGTATCTTGACTCTGTAGACGGGGTAAAACGTGGGAGGGTGCGATTCCTATGAGGTATGATAAAGCTGTATATTTTCAAACGGTAGAACATGGAGCGTACAATCCCACAACAGGAGATTATGCGGAAGATTATACAACCGAAACAAAACGGTATGGGAGTGTTTCTGATACTGGTACAGAAACGATGAATTTAGTTTACGGTGAGATTAAGCAAGGGAGCTTGACCATCCAACTACAGACGCACTATAAGGAGCTATTTCACAGGATTCGCGTTGGAAGGAAAGTATACAGAGTGGATTTTGAACGAAAACTGCGAACAAAGCATGTGTTTGTGGTATCTGAGGTGCAGTGATGGCTACGTTAAAAATCGAAGGAATCGCAACGCTAAATAAAGGCTTGAAGAAGCGGATGGACATGAGCGCGGTCAAGACGGTCGTGAAAAAGAATGGATCTGATATGCAAAGAAAAGCGCAGAGGAATGCTCCAGTCGATACTGGAACACTGAAAAGGAGTATCGGTATTGGCATTTCAGACGGCGGAATGACTGCCACAGTAGAACCAACAGCTGAGTATGCGCCTTACGTAGAACTTGGAACCCGATTTATGGAAGCGCAGCCGTATTTAAAGCCTGCATTTGAGGAGCAAAAGAAACAGTTTGAAAAAGATTTGCAAAAGCTTGTGAGGTGAGATATGGATCCACAGCAAGAATTATTTACAAAATTACTTACAGAGATCAAAGCATTAGGATATGACGTATATGACGGCTTCTTACCGCCGGATGGTACGCCGTATCCTTTTGTTTATCTCGCAGACAGCCAATTGATCGATGATGCGAATAAGACCGCTGTGTTTGGCAGTGTCCATCAGACAATCCATGTTTGGCACAACAATCCAAGACAGAGAGGAACGGTATCAAAAATGCTGTTGGCGATCAAAACCACATGCAGAAGACTGGATCATACCGAAAATTTTGCATGGAATGTCCGGAATGTAAATCAGAGGATTCTTCCGGATACAACAACAAAGCAGCCTCTTTTACACGGGTTGCTAGAAATAGAATTTAGTTTTAGTTAGAGAGGAGAAAAAGCATGTTTAAGACAGGTTTACAGTTATTTGCAGAGGCGGTGGCCGGTAAAAAAATTGTGTATTTATACCGACTTGCTAAAAATGCTTCGCAAGAAGCAGGAAAAAATCTTGCATTCACGACAGAAAATGGAAGAACAAAAAGCAAGGACGCAGATTCCACTGCCACAAAGGACGGAGCCATCCGTACACCCGGGGCTGCGGAAACAGAAATCACGGCCACTGCTATCCTTGCGAAGAAAGATAAGTTAATCTCTGAGTTAGAGGACGCAATGGATTCGGATGAGTTGCTTGAAATCTGGGAAGCAAACCTTGAGGATCCGGCAGAACCTGGTCCGAATAAGTTTAAGGGCATGTATTTCCAGGGATATCTCACGGAATTTGAGATCACATCCTCGGCAGATGAAAATGTAGAGGTGTCTCTTACTTTTGGTGTTAACGGCTCCGGAAAACGAGGGGATGTTACTGTGACTGCACAGCAGCAGGAAGTAGCAGCTTATGTGTTTAAGGATACGACACAGGAATCGTAAACCCCTCTGGTGATACTGCCTTGATTAGTAGAGGGAGAATTTGTAAGGCGAAAAACGGATGATTATGTACATAGGGGGCGGTAAAACCGCTCTCTTTTAATGGAGGTAAAAAATATGATGGAATTAACAATTAACGGACAGGTGTACCAGTTTAAATTCGGAATGGGATTTTTGAGAGAAATCAACAAGCAGACAAATATGCCTGTGGATGGATTGCCGGGAGTAAAAAAAGACGTAGGATTCCGGTATGCGCTTATGAACTTAATAAATGGTGATCCGGATGCGTTGGTAAACATTCTTGATGTTGCGAATAAAGGGCAGAATCCGAGAGTGACAAGAGGTCTTTTGGATGAGTATATCGACGATGAGGACACAGATATTGATGAGCTTACAGAAACAGTAATGGGTTTCTTGAAGAGTGCCAATGCTACGAAAAAAGCTACGGACGAGATCGTGGACGCTGTGGAGAAAGAGAAACAGAGAATGGAATAGAAAGAAGCGAAGAAGAGAGAGCTGATGATGTAGATTTTG